TACTATTTACCCCAGAATGTTTTAGTTTAAAGCATACTGAGTTAAACCATCCCACTTTATTATAGAGTTTGATTTTTGTATGTTGAGAATGAACATCTACCTTCTCAACAATGTATTCTTTACCAACTATAAGACATAAAGTAGGATCATCATTATTTCCCCACCTTATCTGCTCTTGAGAGCATCCTATGTACTCTACAACATTATTCTTTTCCATTTGTAATCATGCGATCTATTGCGATTAAAGTATCATAAGGAATCCATGCAGGATTTTCATCATTAAACTGAACCTGAACCTCATTGATATTCCTATCTAATAATTTAGAATAAGAAGTTCTGGTGTTCTTTACATAAGAGATTGGATTAATCATATTACTTGAACAAAGGAAAGAGAGGGGGGGCAATATCATAATACCCCATATTATACCAATAACAATCAATCAATCTCAATTTTTCAGTAACTGTATTATCATCATTATGAGGATCAATTAATGTAAAATCATTACAGGTTCTCACAATCTCTGGTGGGACTTCTATTTTTGTCCATGTGTTCGGGTCGTCAACAAAAACTGGAATCATACTACCACCTCTTTCCATGCTTTCTTAAAGTTTTTATCCCAGTTTTCAGTATAAACTGGAAGGAAGGAATTTAGAGCATAACAAATATCAACAATTTTCATTTGATTTTGTTCATCTACAGCCTCTTGCAATTCATCTAACATAAATTCTACCGTAGAAATACGGGAAAATGATTGCTCAAGATTGTTCATGACTTTCCAAGTTTCATCAGGCATCAGGTTTCTTTTGAATTATACCCATATTCTATCACAATTTCCTTGTGTGTGCTCACTGTGTCTGATAAAGATCTCTGATGTATTTTGTAGTCATGACCCTCTTCACCTAATTGTTCCGCAAACTGATGCAATAAATTCCAATTTAAGTTTTGATCCATTGCTTCAATGCAACTTGTGTTATATTTAACACTATGGATTTCTTGGGTCAATACCTAAACTTTCAAGATAATCAATCCACCAGGTAGAATCTTTCATATACTTCCAATTGGGAACGGGTTTACCTTGTTCTACAGTATAATACTCATATAAAGCATCATCGATAATCTGTGCGGTCTCCATATTCTTCTTCCTCCTCATCAACATCCGCATATGCATCTTCCACATATCCGGTTCTGACTCTGTATTTTTCCCCTGCGACATAAGTTTTCTCGGAATTAACAGCAGATACCCACACAGAAAGTTTTATTATAATGAAAATAATAATCAGTGGAGTGAAGCAACCAATTAAAATTACTGAAGTCATTACAGTTCTTTCGTTATAAAATTATCTATATCAGTATTCTTCCAGATAAGTTGATGTGCTAACTTATCTCTCAATTCATTAATTCTTTCCTCATCATAAGAATCAAAGTTCCCTCTCTTATCAACTTTCTTATAATAATGAAGAGCATTCAGTATTATAGTATAATCTTCTAATGACAACTCAAAGTTCATACAAACATTCCCTGCTCATTCATATATTGAAGTGCCTCCTTCATACTACCAATATGATGATATCCGATTGATACTTGAGGATATGTTGCATTTGATCCAAACTCTGCCTCAAATGCCTTATCATCAAAGTCAACACCTAAAACATATTCATGAAAGTCATCACCAAGAGATTTAAGAAGAGATATCATTCTCTCACACTCTTGACTTCCGTTGCTGTAAATTACTGCTTGCATTTTAATCCCTTGTTCTCCAATCCTCTGGTTTATCTCTCTTAAACCAATCTACAATCTCATCAGCACTATCAAATCCTGTCCTATGGTTGGATGGGTCCGGGTCTCCCAAACCTAATCTATTCATAAAATCATCCATACTACCTTCCTCAATATCTTGAGAAGATTGTCTTCGTGCCTTCTTTAACATTTCATGAGCAGAAGTATTTGCTTTCGCAAGTTTTTGTGCCCATACCATGTCTTCAAGTTTCACCTCTTCGTTATTTGCAATACATTTACAAATAAATTCTAACCGAAGACGGTATTGTGTTGAGAGCATATTATTCTTTTGCCTCTAAATGCTTATTTATTTTTGCAGTAAGTTCTTCTGCAAGTTTAAGGTTCTTACGGTACATCATATATTTTACCACAGGATTGGCAGGATTATGCCTTAACCACCATATCTTATGACTTATTTGTGCTTTCACTAACTGAAGAACATAGTCAAATGCTTTTGCAACATTTGGATCCGTAAGCACAAAATATAAAATAGTTCCAAATACCAAAAAAAGCACATATTGTGCTGTCATTGGTGAAACTCCTGATTTCTACGACTATCAAGATACTCTAGAATTTCTGCTCTCCATTCCATCAACTCAAAGAAACATTCTTGATTATGAGCACATTTTCGGAGTTCAGGATCAGGTTTTAATACACTTTCATAAAAAAGTCCAAGTGCATCTTTGCGTTTTTGTTGTTGGTCAGTCATAGAAATTGTTCAAGAGAAGAGGTTGCTTTCTTTTTAATTTTAGAATACTTTTTGATATAATCAAGTGCCTGTTTATACGTTTTTACACTATGCACTTGACTACCATTATGTATAATACAGAAACCTTTCTTCTTTCCTGTCCATGGAACAGCAGCCCACATTCCATCATTCGATACAAAACCATCGGGATCTCCTGGTTTTACATTCAGGAGACTTTGATTATGAACATGTGGTTTGAGAAACTTAGTCATCAAGTGCTCCAAGAATAAGAACGATAAAGAAGAAACCAAAGATAAGACCAACAAGAAGTTGTGGTGACATAAATGGAATCCAAGAGAATAAACCCCATGCCCATTGGGTGGCACCTACAATCCACTGCCAAGCAGTCATAACAACAGCAGAACCCAACTTCCATGCCTCCCATGCTAACCATCCACCAAGTGCTAGAATTGCAATTCCACCAAGTCCACTAGAAGAACTAGAAGAGGAAGAATAACCTCCATCATATGAAGATTCTTCAGTCCAAGAAGTATCATGATTAGGTTGATCAAAAATAGCAGTGGTGCTTACAATTGTAGATCCAGGGTTACGTGCAAGTGCTTTCTGATTTGCTTGCTGATAATCACGGGCAATAACGACTTCTTCAAAAGTTGTTCCAGATTCATAGAGAGTCACTGCAACTTTCATGATGGTGTTCCCTTGATTACCTTTGTATTATATCAGAAGTTGAGGTAGTCTTCAATAGATTTCTCAATAGCAGAGGACAGTTTGGTAGGTGGCACAACTGGTTCCACAGTTCCAATCTCACACTCAAAATAGTTGCCGATGTCAAGTTTAATCATCACACCATCACCATAACCTTCATAAAGAGGACGTGCATATTCATCCTCAACAACTACGACACGTCGTGAAGTGAGATCGAGAACCAGCATATAGTCGAAAGTTTTTTGGTTCTTAAAATCTTCTACTGTTTTCTTTTCTCCTTGAAAGTTCTTAACCTTAAACTTTTTAGTTGCAAATGGATTGGTTTTTTGAAACAGATTTTTACCCATCTTCAACTCAATCTTATCTTCACCATACATGAAGTCATATCCGGATTGATCGACTCTCACAAGACCAGAAAACTTGTCAAGTGCTCGTTCTACGGCAGTTGCACGGGTGAAATTATCGGCATTGCTGGTGAATCCATCATCACTGTAGAGAGAATCCACAACACCAAATACTTTGTTCCAATCAACACTTCTCTCAAGGTGATCAATGAAGTGTTGTTGCATTGTTGCGTTGGTCACTTTTTCTTCCTGTGGATAGAGAATGTTTGAAAGAGCATTCATAACGATTTGAATGTAGCATACTTATGGGACTTACACGCATAACTAGCGTTGCCCAGAGATTAACGACGGATGACAGATACGGCAGGTTCACCCTGCTTAAACACGGTGTCAACGACTGCCTGAACGGACTTGGCAGTGCTGATAGACATTATAGCATACATACCCCCCAAAAGCATTTTAGGTGCCTTCTAGACGGGTCTGAGTACTCATTCTCAAATAGTATTCCTTGCGTTTTTGTGGGTCATAGTTTCTTCTTCTTTTTTCTCTATACTTTTCAGGGTTTTCTGCATATTTTTCTTTATATCTTTCATTTACATTATCTCTATTTTCATTTCTCCACTTATTAGAAGCAGTAGCACACTTTTCTTTATTATTTCTATAATACTTTGCTGCAGATTCTTTACGTCGTTGCTTTCTCTCTTCTTCAGTAAAGATTGCTCTTGTCTTTCCTCCTTCACACAAGTTGATAAGGATGCCCCCATCCTTCTCTTTCCCATAGTGAAATATCATATATTCTTCGTGTCTATAAGCACTCTCTTCATTATTAAAAGTTTTTAGTATTAGTATTCTATTTTCTTCTGGAACAGGAACAAAGTTTCCTTTTGCTCTTCTATGTTTAACATACGCTCTCCTACCCGTTCCTTTACCAACATAGTAGGGAGTTCCGTCTTCACGCAAATATGCGTAAGTGTAATATTCTTTCATTGTATGTCTGGGGTATGACAATAGTATTTATAAGAGGACTTACACAGCAAATTATCTCCCCAGACATACTGCTGATGCCTCCCATATATCTATCGTCGGACAACAGAAATGGCGGGAAGACCTTGATTGAATACTGTATCAACAACTGCCTGAACGGACTTGGCAGTAGAAATCCCAACTTTGTCATATACTGGAATTGCCACCAACCCAAAGGTCTTAGAAGAGACACCTAACCTAATAACCCTACCAATACTCTGAGAAATACCTACAAAGTCCATATTACGCATGAACAGCACTGCTTCAAGTCCACTGACATTGATACCTTCAGACAGAATAGAGTGATGAAGAACCACAAACTTCTTCTCAGGATCTTTGCCCCATGCATTCAAAGTATTGAAAAATATCTCTCGGTCAACTTTTTCACCATCAATAATTGCACCAGTTTTAGATGTGATATGCATACAAGAATAACCACGTTGTGCTAATTCATTACGAAAATTAGACTCACTCAGAAGATTGATAATCTGTTTTGTAGACCGTGCTGCAATGAGAATCTTACTCAGAGAATTGTCATCAATGGTAGAAATCAAATTATCACAATCAGACATTTTGAAATCACCCTGTGGCAACTCATTGACAACAACCTTAGGGGGAAGAATGTATCCTTGCTCAACCAGTTTAGGAGCTGGAATATTACAAATCACCTGACCATAAACATCAGTATCATTCATTCCTGGTTTGAAAATAGTAACAGAATGCTTCGGAGTCGCAGTAAAGAAATAGCAACGGTCAGCATTATGACTGAAAAACTCAGTAGAAGGAAAGAAGTTTCTCTTGACACTGTTGTGTGCTTCATCAAAGTAAATCGAATCTACTTTAATACCAGATTCTTCAATACGTCGTAAAGAGTTATAAGTCGTAAAGATGAGTTGATTACCACCAACATTCTCAGACCATAACCGAACAGTATCTGCTTTTGTGGTGCTAAAGTGCTCTGTCTCACCACTATGAACATGCATCACATGTGCATCGGTTTGTTCAAGAAACTCAGAACACAACTGTTCTGCTAACAATATTCGTGGTGCCACTATCACATGAACCTGATTTTCAAACAGTTTGAAATGTATCTTAGTATCCTCGATCATGCACAGGGTCTTACCACCACCAGTCGGAATTATTACTTGCCCCTTATCATGCTTCAGCATGGCATTAAGAGCAGTTTCTTGGTGTGGACGAAGAGTGATGGTCAATTTGGTTTTTCCGATGTAGACATAATAAAACCCCATGACCCGAAAGTCAAGGGGTAGTGTGATGGTTTGGGAAGTGTCAGCATCCTCCAAAATGTGTTGTTGGTATTCCATCTGGTTCACGAGATACACTTTCAACCCATTCAGCACCATCATATACTACAGGAAAATAAACTCTCGTTTTAGTCCATAGAGTAAATGGTTTTCCTTCAGGCGAACCGTAACCGTCATCAAACTTTTTACAAAGTTCTTCTTCGGTGAGAGTACATGAAACAACATTATCCCATGAATCATCATACCTAGTCATGTCTAGTATGATAAGAGATTTCCAATCAGCAGCTACCTCAACATAACGAGTTCTCTCTTCTTTGCATTTTTCAACTTCCCATTCACCATCTACCCAAACATCACGGTATTTGGATACATAGTATTTTTCTTTCACTTGCATGATGCTGTTTGGTTGACTATGGATACAATATACAATAAAAAACCACCCCTGTGAAGAGGTGGTGTGCCAGTTTGTGAACTGTCAGTCTATTAGAATAAATGGAGCAGAAGCAACCTTTGCAAGTTTACTCTTATTATTACTATCCTTAAATTCTTTTACAAATGCACTCTCAGTTATCATTTCTTTGTCTTTAGAATAAAAAACCTTTGCACCTTTCTTTGACATCAATCCATATAATGTTAAAGAGATTTGTTGCTTGAAAAATTTCTTAAGGTTTTCGTTCTCTCTCGTATACATCCATAAACCTTGTGCATGAACATAATCATTCTGAAGTGTCTTTGGAACTCCTGTCACCTTTGTACTCTCTTTATCCAAGTCCATTAAAGAACCACTTGAACTCTGTAAGGATTTATTTTTACATAACTTAGAAACTCCAATACGATATTGCTGATAAGAATCTTGTTGATTTCCTATTTCATTATCGTATTTGTTACAGAATTCTTTGATAATTAGATTATCTTTGATATCATATAATACTAATACATTTTTTCTTACCATCGATAATGCTTTACTATATTCATTTTTTAAATTATTAGGAACTTTTTGCTTAATTGCAAATTTAAAAGCCTTTTCTCGAATTGATATTACTTCTTTTACCATTTGATTATATCTTGGATATTTTTTTAATATTGGAAGACCTATAGAATATGAAGTTCCACCAACAAATCCACCTTTCCCACTTTCAGCAGCATTAAATCCAGATCTTCCTATCTGAAGATTTAATTTGACTATCTTGTCAGAAATATCAACATCTTTATAATTCAATTTAAAATTAACAGAAAAATATGCTCTTGGATCAGTTGGCATAATTTTATCAATTTCAACTAATTTATCAATTAACTTAAATAATTCTGCTCTAGATTTTGTAGAACTTACCTTTCCAAGAAA